GGGTAACGCTGGCGGCTACAAAAAAGGCGGTGCTACAAAAAAGCACTACGCCACGGGGGGAGCTGTTAACAACAGCGGCCACGCCGTGGCAATGCCCAAGAAGGCTGCGTCTCAACCTGTCTCCAACGACCGTCAATCTGGCACCTTCAAAAAGGGTGGCAGCGTGACCCCAGCCGAGAAGAAGCTCCAAGCTAACTTCAAGTCTGAGAATGCTACTGCGATGAAGCAGGCGAAAGCCTACAGCAACGAGAAGTATGGTCGAAAGATGGCTGGTGGCGGTGCATCTCAGAAAGCCTTGGAAAAGGCTTACAACGAGAGCATCGGTCCGTCAAAGGAAGAAATGGACATGGCAAAGACGATTCGTGACATCCCGGGCAAGTTGTTCCGTGGTGCAAAGAGTCTGATTGGCATGGACAAGAAACCCGAGGCTGGCGCTGTGACCAAGACTGAAAAGTCTGTGACGGTCGAGCCTGCCAAGAAGCGCGGTGGATCAGTCAAGTGCTGAACCTAAGTGGGGGCTTCGGCTCCCACTTTTAATTGGAGAATGAAAAATGGCTGATGCAGTTACAAGTCAAACGCTTCTGGATGGTGAGCGTCTTGCAATCATGAAATTCACCAACCTCTCTGACGGTACTGGTGAAAGCAAAGTTCTGAAAGTGGATGTTTCTGCTTTGACATCAAGTGCATCTGGTTTAGCCTGCACTGGTGTAACTATTACAAAGATTTATTCCGCAACGCATGGTTTGGAAGTACAGATTTATTGGGATGCAACCACAGATGTATTTTGCTGGTGTGTGCCACAAAATTCTGAATACACGATGGATTTTGAAAAGTTCGGCGGTTTGACTAACAACGCAGGCACTGGCGTAACTGGTGATGTTTTGTTCAGCACTGCTGATGCTTCTGCGGGTGACTTCTACACCATCGTCCTTGAGATGGTTAAATCTTACGGTTGATCATGCCAAGCAAATCACCAGCCCAGCACAAATTGATGGAAGCGGTTGCGCACAACCCTGCGTTCGCCAAAAAAGTTGGCGTTCCCCAAAAAGTCGGCAAAGAGTTTGCTCGTGCTGACGAAGGCAAGAAGTTCAAAGATGGCGGAGGTCTGTATGCCAACATTCATGCAAAGCGCGAAAGAATCGCTGAAGGCTCTGGCGAGAAAATGCGGCGAGTTGGCAGCGAAGGTGCGCCAACGGCTAAAGCCTTCAAGCAAGCCGCCAGAACAGCCAAAATGAAGGACGGTGGTCCAAGCCTCTCTATCGGTCGCGGTGAGAAGCTGCCAGTCAGCAAAGGGGCTGGTTTGACAGCCAAAGGGCGTGAGAAGTACAACCGTGAGACCGGCTCCAACTTGAAAGCTCCACAGCCCCAAGGAGGACCTCGCAAGGACTCGTTCTGCGCACGTATGTCAGGTATGCCCGGACCAATGAAGGATGAAAAAGGTCAGCCAACCCGCAAGGCGGCTGCTTTAAACAGATGGAAGTGCTGATATGGCTTACTCGGATACCTATGGTCAGGTCTACAACGTCCAAACGCTCATAGATCACGGAGCACGCCGCTGCGGTAAGTTGGCTGAAGAGCTGACTTCCGAGCAGCTTTTGAGCGCCCGGGAGTCTTTGGGCTTTGTGATGAGCAACCTGATCAACATCGGCATCCAGTATTGGGCGATTGAGAAGCAGGTTGTGGGGCTTACCCCTGAGAAGTACATCTACACCCTGCCAACGGGCTCCAATGACGTCCTGAACGCCTTGTATCGCACCATGGAGCGACCCAACGGCAGCTACACATCAAGCGCTGGTGGTGTTGTTGCGCTGGTTGGCGACAACGACATCAACACCTTCTGCCAGCAAGCATCCCCAAATGGCAACATTTCGATCAATTTTGGCACTGACAACCCGATTTATGCTGGCTCGATTGGCCTTATGCCTTACGTTGCTGGCGGCGGGAGTGCTAATTGGGCTTTGACCCTCGAATATTCGACCGACAACGTCACTTGGAACACCCTGCAAGACCTTGGGACAGTGGTTGCGTCTGACAAACAGTGGATCTGGACCGATATTGACCCCGGTCAGAGCGTTCAGTTCTACCGAGTGCGCATTTCTGGCGGCTCAACCCTTGCTTTGCGCGAGTTTTACGTTGGAACCAACAGCCGAGAGATCACAATGTCTCGCCTGAACCGTGACGACTACACAAACCTGCCCAACAAGAACTTCACAGCCAACCAGCCGTACCAGTTTTGGTTCAACCGCACGGTTCCGAACCCTGAAATCTACCTCTGGCCCACTCCAAGCGACCCATTCGTCCAAATGACGATCTGGTACAGCAAGCAAGTGATGAATGTGGGCGATTTGACCAACGAATTGCAGATCCCGCAGCGCTGGTATCTGGCTGTGATCAACATGCTGGCTCACCAGATGTCCATGGAACTGCCACAGGTGCCCATGGACCGTGTTCAGTACCTTGAGGCGCAGGCGGAGAAGACTTTGGCTTTGGCTGAGGCTGAAGAAAGAGATCGTTCGCCAATTTTTTTCAGTCCGAATATTTCGGTATACACAAAATGAACTATTTTCTGGCATATCAGCGCTTGATTGCGAAAGCAAAGGCCAGAGTGTGCCCGGAAGGTTACGTTGAGCGCCATCACATTCTTCCTAAGGCTTTGGGCGGCACTGATGACAGCTCAAATCTTGTGGCGCTCACTGCCAAGGAGCATTTTGTTGCGCATGTGCTTCTTGCGAAAATTCATGGCGGAATCATGTGGCAGGCAGTGATTGTCATGAAGGGTGGCAAGAACAGATACTGCAACAGCCGATTGTTTGAGATTGCAAGACGGCACGCTTTTTTTGAAAGAGAGAAGCTGATCAAGAAAAAAAGGCTGAACGACCCAGCATTTGATGCCTACATGAACAAGGTGAGGTCCGATGCGACAAAGCACCGAGTTGAGGGCTATCAAGCTGCGGCTGGAGAGAAATTCAAAGAACGCTTCATTGCTGACAGTGAATTTGCTTCAAAAATTTCAAAAAACAGGGCCAAGGCTCAAGAGGCAAGCGCCGCATCGGTCAGGTTGAGATCTTCCGCGAAGGCTGAGAAAATACTTGCTATGAGAGCTGAAGGCAAAAAATACAGCGAGATTATGCAGTCGGTTGGCTGCTCAATTGGGTTTGTCTCCAAGGTGGTAAACCATGCCGATGTTTCTTGACACCATTGGGAACGCAAGCCTCGCAATCTTTATTTGCGACCGTTGTAGGTTCAAGAGGCCTATAGACGAGCAGATGTCAGACCCCAACTTTGCGGGTTTGCGCGTCTGCCAGCAGGGCTGCGCTGACCAAAAAGACCCGTATCGCCTTCCTGCTCGTAAAACCGAGCGCATCAACCTGCGATTTCCTCGCCCAGATGTGTCTGTGGCTCTGGACCCGAACAACCTTGTGACGGACAATCAGGGGAACTTCACGATCTCGACCGAGGGTAATACCCAGACGCCCGAGAACAACGGCAACCTTGACGGAATATCGGTGACACCATAATGGCAAATCAAACCATCACCCAACTGCCAGACGCAGGCCCTATCACGGGCACGGAGCTTGTTCCTATCGTTCAAAACGGCGGGACGTACAAGACCACGACTGCGGCCATCTCTGCCAGCCCATCGCAGAACCAGACCTTCCTGACCAAAAATCAGGAATTGACGCTGCCAAACAGCCGATTCCTGTCCACGGGGACGGGTTTGGGTTTGACTGATGGCGGAGCCACGTCGTTCTATCGGATCTCGCTCAACGGGGCTTCTGGGAGCCTTGAAGCGGCTGGCGCTGGCGTTATCGTCAAGGACAGCTCGACCACGGTTGTTGCAAGAACCCTTCAAACATCCGGTGCTGGCATTGGTGTGTCAAATGGTGACGGAACAGGCGGAGACCCCACATTCCAGTTGACTGGCCTTGCAGCAGCCATTGCCAACATGGGCGGCACCGGCATGCTTGCTGTTGTTGGTGGAGCCACGATTGCTGGTCGTCAGATCACAGGCACAGTCAACCAGATCAGCGTGACCGATGGAAATGGCAGCGGAGACCCGACAATTTCTATTTTCAACAACGTGGTGTTGCCCGGTACTGCAGCCATGACGATCCCTTCAGGGTCGGATGTCGAGCAGCCCGTTGGCGCTCCCGGCCAGTTCCGGTTCAATACCACGACCAATACGTTTGATGGCTACAACGGCTCGACTTGGGCTTCTTTTTCCCTCGGTGCTGGCGTTGACAGCTTTAGTGCGGGTAGCACAGGTCTTACCCCCTCAACCGCTGCAACTGGCGCTGTGACATTGGGTGGCGTATTGAATGCCGCAAGCGGCGGAACTGGTGCGAACTCGTTGACCGGGTACGTCAAGGGCAACGGCACGTCAGTTATGACGGCTAGCGCAACAGTCCCAACATCGGATCTAAGTGGCACAATCAGCAACGCACAGTTGGCAAACAGCGCCGTGACCATCAACGGCACGTCTATCTCGCTGGGCGCATCCGGAACGATCACTGCGCAAGCCCCCAACGCCCTGACTATCAATGCAGGACTGAGCGGCACAAGCTACAACGGCTCAACTGCTGTGACCATCGGCATCACCAACACTGGTGTGACTGCTGGCGCGTATGGCTCTGCAAGCAACACGTTGACTGCTACAGTCAATTCTCGTGGTCAGTTGTCGGCTTTGGCGGCAACGCCTATTGCAATCGCCAACACTCAGGTTTCTGGCCTTGGCACGATGTCAACCCAGAACGCCAATAGCGTGGCAATCACTGGTGGCGCAATCAATGGCACAGCAATTGGCGCATCCACGGCTGCTGCGGGTACTTTTACCTCGTTGACGACCACCACCGGAACGATCAGCACTACACCTGTCAATGCGACCGACATCGTCAATAAGACCTACGTTGACGGACTGATTGCAAGTGGCATCCACTTCCATCAACCGGTTCGTGTTGAATCGCCGATTGCCCTGACTGCAACGTACAACAACGGCGCTTCCGGAGTTGGGGCAACACTGACCAACGCTGGCGCTCAAGCTGCTCTGGTGATCGACGGCATCACTATGGCGGTGGCTGACCGAGTGTTGATTTATCAACAAGTCAACCAGACGCAAAACGGCATCTACGTGGTCACAAGCGTGGGCTCTGGTTCGACCAATTGGGTCTTGACCCGAGCCAGCGATGCAAACACCTACGTCATCAGCAGCGCAGCCGGATTGAGCGAAGGCTCCACGGTTTTTGTGCAGCAAGGCGCAACCGGAGCGGGTGAGACCTACACCTGCAACACTTCCGGCGTGATCACGTTTGGCACGACCAACATCACATTTGCCCAGATCTCTTCTGCGCAAATCTACTCGGCAGGGACTGGCCTAACCCTTGCAGGCACTCAGTTCAGCATCACCAACACCGGTGTGACTGCGGCAAGCTACGGTACAGCCTCAAACGTTCCAACCCTTGCGATCAACGCTCAGGGTCAGGTGACCAGTGCCAGCAACACTGCAATCGCAATTGCTGCCTCTCAAGTCACCTCCGGAACATTCCCGAACTCGCGGTTAACAAACAGCTCAATCACCGTCAACGGTACGGCGATCTCTTTGGGTGGTTCGGCAACGATTACCGCCGTCAACCCCAACGCTTTAACAATAGGCACGGGCTTGAGCGGTACGAGCTACAACGGGTCTTCCGCAGTTACGGTTGCCATCGCCAACTCTGGGGTGTCTGCGGCCACCTACGGTTCTGCCTCACAGGTTCCAGTCTTTGCTGTCAACGCGCAAGGACAGGTGACTTCCGTCACCAACACCGCGATTGCCATCGCCTCTGGAGCTGTATCGGGCCTTGCAGCCTCCGCAACGACAGACACCACCAACGCCACCAACATCACCTCTGGAACTCTTCCAACGGGTCGTTTGAGCGGTTCGTACACTGGTATCACCGCTGTTGGAACTCTGACTGGTGGAACTTGGAATGCAACAGCAATTGGCGTGGCTTACGGTGGAACGGGCTTGACCGCGACACCAACGAACGGTCAACTGGCAATTGGCAACGGCACAGGTTACTCGCTGGCGACTTTGACTGCTGGCACAAACGTCTCAATCAGCAACTCGGCTGGCGGCATCACGATCAATGCCACCCCTGCGGCTGGCGGTACGGTGACCAGCGTGAGTGGATCTGGCGGAACAACCGGTCTGACGCTCTCAGGTGGGCCGATCACCGTTTCCGGCACTCTGACCCTCGGCGGTACTTTGGTCCCCGCAAACGGCGGTACAGGGGCTACGACGCTTACAGGTTACGTGTTCGGCAACGGCACGAGCACCATGACCGCCTCGACAACCATTCCCAACACGGCCATCACTGGTCTGGGGACAATGTCCACGCAGAACGCCAACTCCGTGGCGATCACTGGCGGCACGATTGACGGAGCCTCTGTTGGCGCAACAACCGCTTCTACGGTGCGCGGCACAACCATCACAGCCACCACGCAGTTCACTGGATCTGGCGCAGGCTTGACGAGCATCCCGAACTCGGCAACAACAGCTACGAGCGCAAACACCGCCAGCGCCATCGTTGCCAGAGATGCTTCTGGCAACTTCACCGCAGGCACGATCACAGCCGCTTTGAGTGGGAATGCAACTTCTGCCACTACGGCCACCACAGCCACCACAGCCACGAACGCAACCAACGTAGCCACTACGGCGACGGGCACGAACGCCAACTTCTTCATTCCCTTCGTGGCTGCGTCCACAACGGGCAATCAGGCGCTTGGAGTTAATGCAGGCATTACTTACAATCCATCAACCAATGCGCTGACCGCAAGCATCAACGGGGGAACTTTCTAATGGCTGCAACAGGCTTCACACCAATCCAACTCTATCGCACGACCACAGCGTCTGCGGCTCCAACGGCAGGAAACCTTGCTGATGGCGAACTTGCCATCAACTTGACGGACGAGCGGCTGTACTTTAAAAACGCCGCAGGCGTAGTCAAGCTGTTGGCGTCAAACACGGGTGCTTTAGGAACCGTCACAAGCGTTGGTGGCACGGGCACGGTCAACGGCATCACTCTGACAGGAACGGTAACATCTTCCGGCAACTTGACTCTGGGCGGAACACTGTCTGGTGTGGACCTAACAACGCAGGTAACCGGTATTCTTCCGGTTGCAAACGGTGGCACGGGCAGAGCAACGCTAACCAACAACAGCCTTTTGGTAGGCAACGCAGCGGGTCAAGTGGCTTTTTTAGCCCCAAGCACTGCTGGAAACGTGTTGACATCAACCGGCACAACTTGGTCATCCGCAGCCTTGCCCGCAGGGTTTTCAACTTCCGCAGACAACACCTTTACAGGCACACAGACCTTCTCTGGCACAAGCGCCAAGTTGGCCGTGGTTCTAAACGATGCGGCAGAGGTTGTGACCGTCTCGGCCACAGCGGCCACAGGAACCATTGCTTACGACATCACCACTCAGGCGGTGCTGTTTTACACGACAAACGCATCAGCAAACTGGACGGTGAACTTCAGGGCCTCAAGCGGCACATCACTGAACACTGCACTGGCAATCGGGCAATCGGTGACCGCAGCTTTCCTTGTGACCCAAGGTGCCACGGCATACTTCAACAGCGCAGTTCAGGTGGACGGCACGACATCCGGTGTGACCACAAGATGGCAAGGCGGCACAGCCCCCGCAGCAGGTAACGCCAGCGGCGTAGACGTGTATGTTTACACGATCATCAAAACAGCCAGCGCTACATTTTCTGTGTTTGCCTCCCAGACACGCTTTGCATAAGGGGCCACGATGCCATTACTTGAAACAAAAGGCGCGGCCTCGGCACAGGGGTTTGGCTTGACGCTTGGTACGACAGTTGCCAATTACATCGAAGACGTATTCAGCACTTGGCTGTACGTGGGCAACGGCGGTACTCAGACCATTACCAACGGAATTGATCTGGCGGGTAAGGGCGGATTGGTGGTTGTGATGAACCGCGCTGGCGGGGTAAATTGGGTTTGGACTGATACCGTTCGTGGCGTCAACTACATTTCATCAAATAGCACCAACCAACAGCTATCTGGCTCTACGTTTGTCAATGCTTTTAACTCCAACGGCTTTACTGGAGGCGCAAACGTCAATTCTTCCGCCGCTAACTACGTCTCATGGACACTCCGAGAGCAAGCAAAATTCTTTGATGTTGTGACGTATACAGGGACGGGTTCAAACAGAACTATTGCGCACAATCTTGGCTCTGTGCCGGGGTGTATCATGGTTAAGCGCACGGACACTACAGCCGATTGGCAGGTGTACCACCGCAGCCTTGCCAACACCGAATACATGGTGTTGAACTCCACAGCAGCGGTAGCCACAGGCGCTACGCGCTGGAATAGCACAACACCGACAAGCACAGTGTTTAGCCTCGGCACTGACACAACAGTCAACGCTTCGGGCGGTACATATGTAGCCTACCTTTTTGCCCATGACGCAGGAGGTTTTGGCCTGACGGGTACGGACAATGTGATTTCGTGTGGGTCGTTTACCGCTGACGGCAGCGGTAATGCAACAGTGAATCTCGGGTACGAGCCTCAATGGGTAATGATTAAACAGACTGACGACACCGGGTCTTGGTTTATGTTGGACATCATGCGCGGGTGGTCACTTTCTGACGATGCACGTTTGTTTGCAAACTTACCAAATTCAGAGACTACGTTTGCCCAAGGAAACCCAACGGCCACAGGTTTTTCTGCTGTTGGATTTTCTGCTTCCGGAACATTCATCTACATCGCCATACGCCGTGGCCCGATGAAAGTGCCGACAACGGGGACTAGTGTGTTCAACCCCGGGGTTTGGGCAGGTACTGGCAGTAACGCAAATATCTCAGTTCCATTTGCGCCCGATCTTTTTATAAGTAAAAATTTATTAAATACGTTTGGAACGGGGGTGCAGTGGTACGACCGTCTCCGTGGCCTGCCCCGCACCATTTCTTCTACTAACACATCATCTGAGTACGTGGCAACAGACAGCGTAAATGCGCTAAATAACAGAAGTGTTGCTGTTGGAAGCGACCCGGATGCGTTTGTGAACTATTCCGGTTCATCCTATGCCAACTGGGTATTCCAACGCGCCCCCGGCTTCTTTGATGAAGTTTGCTATACGGGGACAACCCCAAACCTTACTGTTGCTCACAATTTGCAAGCAATACCTGAGTTGATGATTATTAAACAAAGAGGTGGTGCGGCTGGTTGGGCTGTGTTTGCTAATTTAACCTCCACCACTATGCGTTTTGGAAGGTTGGATTTAACAAATACCGTGCCTTCTGATACGTATGCAAATCAAGGGTTTTTAACAGGGCAGCCTACTGCCAGTTCGTTTACGTTAATTGGTGCGTCAGGACAGTTGGCAAACAATGCGGGTAGCACCTATGTTGCCTACCTCTTTGCAACCTGCCCCGGCGTGAGCAAAGTTGGTACATTTACAGGCACAGGCGCAACACAGGTGATCGACTGCGGCTTCACAGGTGGTGCAAGGTTCGTGCTTATCAAGGCTGCCAGCACCACGGGCAACTGGCTGGTGTGGGACTCTGCTCGCGGCATCGTGTCTGGTAACGACCCCTACCTCACACTGAACACAACAGCCGCTGAAGTCACTGGGACCGACTGGGTGGACACTGCCTCTTCTGGTTTTGAATTGAGCAACGCTGGCGGCAACTTGGCTAACAGTAACGGCGTTTCGTACATTTTCCTTGCCGTGAGTTGAGCATGAGAAAAGCATTCACACAGCACAAGAGCAACGCAAAGCAGCGCGGTGTCGAGTTCTTGTTCACGTTTGAACAGTGGCGCGACTGGTGGATGGCGACTAATAAATGGGGGCAGCGCGGTCGCGGTCGCGGCAAGTTCTGCATGAGGCGTCATGGTGATGTTGGCCCGTACAGCCTCGACAATGTTTTCTGCGGAACAAATGAAGACAATCTGCGGGATGGCAACCTCGGCAAAGTGATGAGCGACAAGACAAAAGCGCTGATTTCAGAGGCCAACACAGGCAAGCCGCATCCGTGGTCTGCTGGCGAAAGAAACGTAATGCACAGGCCAGAAGTCAAGGCTAAGATCAGCGCAGCAACCAGTGGTGGCAAACACTACCGCGCAAAGATAGTCGCCACTCCGCATGGAATCTGGACATCCGCAACCGAGGCAGCAAAGTGCATTGGAATTCCAAAGCCAACCGTTGAATGGCGCTGCAAAAACAATAAACTGGGCTTTGCCTACCTTACCTAAAGGAAAAATCATGCAAGTACGAATCAGAGAAACAGGTGCAGTGATGTACGAGGCGGAGTTCCGTGCGTACCAGCAAGCCAACGGTGGACCTACATGGGGACAGACCACAGAAGAAATCCTGAACAGCTTGGGCGCTGATGTTGTCTTTGAAGGACCGCAGGCAACAGGCGGCACGGTGTATCAGTACAGCCAAGCCGCTGGCGTGGAGCAAGCTGACGGCAAGTGGTACACCAAGTACGTGCTTGGCCCTGTCTTCACCGACGGAGAAACAACCGCTGCCGAGCAGGAGGCTGCTTACAAGGCTGCCAAAGATGCGGAGCAAGCCAAAGCTGTGCGTCAACAACGCACCGACAAGCTGAAAGACAGCGACTGGACACAGATTGCCGACAGCACCGCAGACAAGACTGCATGGGCTGCACACCGCCAAGCCCTGCGTGATATCACGACACAAGCTGGCTTCCCTTGGACTATCAACTGGCCTACACAACCATGATCACACTTGAAAACCTCACCATCGACGACATCAACTTGATTCTTGCTGGGCTCAGTGAGTTACCAACAAAGTCAGGGGCCTACCCTGTGGCGATGAAGATCAAGACCCAAGCCGACGCGCAACTTGCTCCTCCCGAGGATGCAAAAAAGGACGAGTGATGGCTGATCAAATTGACGCAACAGACGCACGCCTGTCTGTTCATGAAGCTGTCTGCGCACAGCGGTACGAGGGCATTCAAGCGCGTTTTGACGAAGGCTCAAAGCGCATGACCAAGATCGAGTATCTGCTTTACGCAGTGATCGCTGCCGTTTTGCTTGGCCCCGGTGTTGCGGCTGAGTTGGTCAAGAAGCTCTTTGGGATCTGACCATGAAAGACTGGGCCGTCAGCTTTGTCGCTGCGGTCCTCGTTATTGGGCTTGTCGTCTGGTGCGCCAAGATATTTATTGAGGTGTTGAGATGATCGCCGAAATTGCAGCAGCGAATGCAGCCTTCGCAGTAATCAAAGGCGCACTGGCGAACGGCAAGGAGTTGCACCAGCTCGGATCACGGGTCTTCGACTACTTTGACAACAAGGCCAAGATTCAGGAAAACGTCACCAAGAAAGGTGGCGGCTCTGACCTTGAAGAATTCATGGCGCTGGAGCAACTCAAGCAACAAGAAGAAGAGCTGCGTGAGCGGATGGTCTACGCTGGCCGTCCGGGCATGTGGGGTGACTGGCAGAAGTTCCAAGCCGCTGCCGCCCGTAAGCGCAGGGAGGCCAAGGAAGAGGCCGAGCGTGAAGCACAAAGACGCAAGGAGCAACTTGCCCAGCTTGTGGAGTACATCGCGGTTGGCGTGGCGTCGTTGGTTCTTTCTGTATTGCTGATCTACGGCATCATCTTGTATATGCTGCACCTGCGATGAGCGACAAACCAGAGTCCATTGTTGACAAGGTGCTGTCCTATGTGGACTCGCCGTTTAAGCTGTTTGCCATCATCTTGATGGGCGTGATTGCGTTTTCTGGTTACTTCCTCTGGCAAAACCAAACCTTCATGCTGGACGCTTACAAAGAGTCCAAGAAGCTGCCGGAGATCAATACCAGTCGCGCCGACGACGCAGGTTCTATGTTGATGAAGAAGACGGGGGCCACGGTGGTGGCGGTGTTCAAGGTCAACCCGTTGTTCAACAGCCGGACGGTGTACCGGGCCTACACAAAAGATGGCCGGGACAAGAGCATCGAGGACATTGACGTTGGGCTGTTTAGCCAGAACTCAGCCAACAACTCGGATGTGGTCAAGCTGATGACCAATGAGATACCTTGCGGGGAGTACCGCTACGCTCAATCAGAAGTGGGCCTGTGGTACTTGGAAAAGGGCGTGGGGTACACCTGCCGGGTGAGCGTACCGCCGGACAGTTATCGGTTTGTTGGTCAGATTACGGTGGGTTGGACAGAGCCACCGCAAGACATCCAACAAGTAAAATTCATGCTGGAGATCGCCAGCGCCATGTTGACAAAAAGGGGTAACTGATGCTTTCACTATTTTCAACTCTTGGGGGTCTGCTGATCTCCGGTCTGCCCAAGCTGCTGGAGTATTTCCAGAACAAGGCTGACCAGAAGCACGAACTTGCCTTGGCTGCTGTCCAGACGGAACGCGAACTGGCTCTGGCTGCTGCTGGCTTTGCCGCACAAGCCAAGGTCGAGGAAATCCGCACCGAGCAGGTGGCAATGGAGACTGACGCCCGAATGACCGAGGCAGCGCTTGAGCATGACGCCAAGGTGCTTGAGAAGGCTGCTACGTGGGTTTCCAGCTACGTTGGCACAGTACGCCCTACGGTGACCTACATCTTCGTTTTGGAGCTTGTGGCGGTCAACGCTTTCATGTGCTTCTACCTCTGGCATCACCCCCAGTTGATCCAGAGCATGGATGACGTTATCCGCTACTCGGACCTGATTTTCTCCAGCGACGAGACGGCCATGCTTGGTGGAATTTTGGGCTTCTGGTTCGGCTCAAGAACTTGGAGCAAGAAGTGAAACTGAGCAAGGCAGGTGAAGACCTGATGCACAGGTACGAGGGCTTTCGCTCTCGGCCTTACCTTTGCCCAGCAGTCATCTGGACGATTGGCTACGGCCACGTCCTGTACCAAGAGCAGATCAGGCTTCCCGTGGTCAGGCCACCCGGCAAGACCAAAGACGACATTCCCATGATTCGCAGCGAGTTCCCACTCAAACCGGAGGACAACCGTGTCTGGACAAAAACGGAGATCGACGAACTATTCCGCGCTGACGTCGCGTCTTTTGAACGTGGTGTTCTTCGACTTGTTCCCGGCTGTGTTGGCCGTCAAGGCAGCTTTGACGCTCTGGTCTCTATATCCTTCAATTTCGGGCTAGGCAACCTCCAGCGGTCCACCATCCGCATGAGGGCCAACCGAGGGGATTGGGAGGGCGCTGCCGAGGCGTTCATGGTCTGGACCAAGGGCGGGGGCAAGGTTTTGCCGGGGCTGGTCAAGCGCCGGGTAGCCGAGAAGGCGCTGTTTTTGAGTGAAATCCAGCAAAAATCGGCCATCCAGCCCATGTAAAAGTGACAAATACCTGCCATGAATTTAGAATTCAGGCAATAACCGAAAGGCATCTGGAATGACGACTGCAAGTGTGATGACTTACGACAGCTTGGTCGAGAACGTCCAGTCCTATCTGGAGCGTACCGACACAGCCACCATTGAGAAGATCCCGCTGTTTATCATGCTGGCAGAGCAGACCATTGCTGCGCAGATCAAGTTCTTGGGCAACTTGACGGTCAACGCCAGCACCATGACGGCAAACGAGAACGTGATTGACAAGCCTGCACGCTGGCACAAGACGGTCTCCATGAACATCACGGTCGCAGGCAAGCGCTACCCTGTGCTGCTTCGCAAGTACGAGTACCTGCGCGAGTATTGGCCTGACCCAACGCTGACAGGCGTCCCCAAGTTTTACTGCGACTACGACTACACCCACTGGATGGTGGCTCCAACACCGGATACCGCTTACACCTTTGAGGTTCTGTACTACGAGCGCCTCCAGCCGCTTGACTCATCCAACCAGACCAACTGGTTCACCATCTACGCCCCTCAAGCCCTCCTGTACGGCACGCTGCTTCAAGCCATGCCGTTCCTGAAGAACGACGACCGTGTGCAGTTGTGGCAAGCGCTGTATCAGCAGTCCATGGATGTGCTGGTGGCGGAAGACAAACTTCGTGTGGCCGACCGTCAAGCGGTGGCGATAGACAGCTAAGGATCAATCATGACTTACAACAGCCCCTTCACGGGAAACGTCATCCAGCCAACAGACGTTTCGTACCGTTCTGTCACCCTTGCGGCTAACACTCAACTGGAGTGGCCGATCAACGGCAACGCCACGGACGACTACATTGCTCGGATCATGGACGTCACGGCGTCATCTGCTGGTTTGTCGCTGTTCATGCCTCCAGCGAACCAAGCCTCGGTCGGTAATGATTCCTTGATCCGCAACGTGGGGGGCAACACCTTCACGGTTAAGACTTTCAACGGAGTTTCAACGATCATCACGATTGCCCCCGGTGAGGCCAAGTACGTCTACATCAAGACCAATGCCAACGAACAAGGCACTTGGGGCAACATTGCTTTTGGTGTTGGAACGTCTTCAGCAGATTCCGCATCACTTGCTGGCGCTGGACTCTTGGCTTCTGGCTCTACGCTAAACCAAAGCCACCCATCAAGTTCGCTGACCGCTGCGTACACCTTCTTGACGAGCGACAGAGCCAACACCAAGATCTGGTCTGGCGGAACAACAACAGCCACCTTGCCTTTGGCTACGGCTACGGGCGACAACTGGTTTGTCCTGTTCAAAAACAACGGCACTGGGACTGTTACGGTCGGAACAACAAGTAGCCAACTTATTGACGGGGCGGTCACAAAAGCATTTGCCCCCGGCGAGTCGGCTTTCATTGTCTCCACCGGCACTGAGTACATCACCGTGGGTTACGGCGTCAGCACTCAATTTGAGTTTGGCGTCCTGACCAAGCCCGTGACCACGGGAACCGTCACACTGACGGCCAGTGAAGCCGCCAACACGATCCAGATCTACACTGGGACACTGACGGGCAACGTCACGGTCATCGTACCCCCGGTGGTGAACCTGTACGTGATCTCTAACCAGTGCGCTGCCGGGGCTTTCACTCTGACGATCTCCACTGGCGCTGTCGGAGCCAACACAGCTACAGTCCCTGCCTCTGGTCAGGCAACCCTGATCTGTGATGCAACGAACATTCTGAACGCTAACACCACCCAAGCTGGCGGCACGGCCATCAGTCTGGTCAACGGCTCCGCTGCGTCTCCATCTTTGAACTTTGGCTCAGAAACCAACACCGGCATCTACCGCCCCGGCGCTGGACGCTTTGGCATCTCCGTGCTGGGCAATTTGATTGTGGATGTTGAGGCAACTGGAATCGACGTCACCGGCACTGGAAACTTCACGGCAGGCATCTCTGGCGGAGCATTCTGATGACAAAAAAGGTTTTCGCCCTAGACACGAAGCCCGGAATCCAGCGGGACGGAACCTTGTTTGACAAAGAGGTGTATGTCGATGGTCAGTGGGTTAGATTCCAGCGTGGACGCCCCCGCAAGATCGGGGGCTACCGACAGATCACCGAATCCCTTGCAGGCCCCTCGCGGGGCATTTTCGTTGTTCCAAGAAGTAATTTCAACAACGTCTACAGCGGCCACGCAAACGGCCTTCAAGTGATTCCTGTTGATAGCAACGGTGTGGGTTCCGGCATCACCGACTACACTTTCGGCGGGTCTGTGTTGACTGTCAACGCTCTTGTTGGGGGTTCTGGCTACGTTAACGCCACTTACACCGCTGTTGCCCTGTCTTACGTGACATCCGGAAATGGATCTGGCGTAACGGCCACCGTGGTTGTTTCTGGTGGCGCTGTGACCTCGGTGACGATCACCGGGGGTGGCTACGGCTACAACCAGTACGAAAAGCTCACCGCCACCGCTGCCCAGCTTGGTGGATCTGGCTCAGGCTTTTCCATTCAAGTCCTGACAACAGCCTCTGCGTTCGTCCCATCGGATGAGAATCTCTGGCAGTTCGACACGTTTACCGACTCCTCTGGTTCGGGTAACAACCTCTTGTTGGCCCACCCCTCAAGGGATCTGAGCGACATCGACAACGAGACCAATACTCGACTTCTGGCTGGCCCTATCAGCGGCACAAATTTGAACCCTGTGGGAGTTTTTACGCAAGTTGGAGCCACGGCAAGCGGTTCTCCAAACGTCACCCTTGCGGCTGCAAACTTCAGCGTCGGAGCCGGTCAACTGGTGACTGGCCCCGGAATCCCTGCGGACACCCGTGTGCTGTCTATCTCCGTGACCGCCATGGTGCTGACCAAGAACGCCACCGCAACATCAGCAACAGCCACATTGACGTTTGACAACGAGGTCTCAATCTCTGGTGGTGTGGTGTCTTTGCACCCCTATGTCTTTGTTTACGGCAACGATGGTTTGATCCGCAACTGCGCCTCTGGGAATCTGGAGGACTGGGTCTCTGCTGAAGCCAACGCCGTGAACATGTCCACCGGCAAGATCGTTCAGGGCTTCCCTGTCCGTGGTGGCTCCAACGCTCCTTCTGGGCTGTTTTGGAGCCTTGACAGCCTGATCCGTGTGTCCTTCGCCCCCACCACTTTGGGTATCGGCGGCACGGCAAACTTCGCGGCTCCAACTTTCTGGCGTTACGACATCATCTCCAGTCAATCTTCCATGCTGTCGAGCCAGTCCGTGATTGAGTACGATGGCATCTACTACTGGTGTGGCGTGGATCGCTTCTTGCTGTACAACGGTGTGGTCAAGGAGATCCCCAACTCTATGAACCAGAACTGGTTCTTCGATAACCTGAATTACACCCAGCGTCAAAAAGTCTACGCTACCAAGGTACCTCGCTATGGCGAAATCTGGTGGTTCTACCCTCGCGGGAACTCAACTGAATGCAACGATTGCATCATCTACAACGTGCGCGAGAACGCTTGGTACGATGCCGGTCAGGCCTTGGGTGCACGTAGGACTGCCGGTTACTTCTCACAGGTCTTCCGCTTCCCCGTTAACGGCGGGGTTGAGATTAACGCTGTGGGCGGATTGCTGAACGGTTCCATCACAAACGCTGGTTCTGGCTACACCAACGCCACATACTCCTACATACCCCTCACAGGAGGCTCAGGATCGGGTGCTACAGCCACGATCACGGTCACTGGAGGGGCAGTTACGTCCATCGTGATTAACGACCGTGGATCTGGTTATGTTGTAGGCAACACCTTGACCGCCACCTTTGGTTCTGGATCTAACTTCCAGTTCACCGTAAATACGACCATCAACTTCGTGAGCCTGTGGCAGCACGAGATTGGCACGGATGAGGTGAAGTTCACCCAATCCAACGCGATTGAAGCATTCATTGAGACCAGTGACCTTGGCTGGGTGGCTGGTGGCCCTTCGCAGCCCTCCCCCGTGGGTGAGAACCGATGGTTGCACGTTGAGCGGTTGGAGCCAGACTTTATCCAAAGCGGGACCATGGAGCTGTTTGTGACCGGTCGACCCTTCGCTCAGGCTGAAGATAAAACGACTGGCCCCTATCCTTTTGAGCCCGGAACAACGAAAATTGACCTTAGAGAGCAAAGACGGGAGCTGAGATTGAAGTTCGTGTCCAACGTTGCTGGCGGCAATTTCCAGATGGGTAAAGTGATCGTCAACGCAGATCTTGGGGATGTTCGTGGCTACAGCACCTAATTTACAGAGTGCTCTGGTTTATGACCCGAGGTACATGGAATTTGATCAGTGGGCCTCTCTCATGTGTGAGCAGTATTCAGCGCAGCAGTTGCCTGTGCCGGACGCTCAGACTGAATGGAAGAGCTGGGCAGCGGGGTTGTTGGCGATTGATGTGTTCATCAACCAAAACATCCCAAGTCCGTATAGTTTTGAAGACTGGCAGGACTGGGCTTCTGCTGTGTTGAATGTCATGAATGGTGGAAGATAATGGCCGTAACAAACGAGCAAGTCGCTTCTTATTTAGCATCGAACTCTAACCTGAGTGATGCGGACATTGCTGCGGCCATGAGCCAGTTTGGGGTGACGCCTGCACAGATGGCGCAGGTCACTGGTCTTGATGTAGGCGCTGTACAGTCCCGCTTTGAGGCCGCTGCACCCGCTCCCGTTTACGCTCCTGAACCTGTTTACACCCCGCCCGTCTACACCCCCGATCCTGTTTATTCCCAGCCTGCGCCACTTTCTTTTGTGCAGCCAAGCGTAAGCGCTACGCCCAGCCCTCTCGGGGGCGTTTCGGAGCCGCTGTATTCAAGCCTGACAGCTTCAAGCACTCCACAACAAATTGCCGAAGCGTATGCCCAATTTGTTGGGGGTGCTGGTGGTGATACGAAAGCCAACCAAGATGCAGCCCGTGAATTCCTTGAAAGCCGTGGGATTGCTGCGCCAACTATTGGGCAAGCGTATAACGAGTTCGCACAGCCGCAGCAGGTAAATGCGGATGCAGTTTCGGGTGCGCTTTCGCAAGTCACCAGCGTTCGTGGCGATGACGCCATGTCGCACCCCAACGACAGCCTCGCACCAACGAACCTCGACAGGTACGAAGTCCGCACTGAGCAAGGACCCTACTCGCACACAGAGTATGAAGGGGGTCCGGCTGTATATAGTCCTGATGTCACCAGATATTTTGACAAAACAACAGGCAAGGAAGTTAGCGCCAATGAATACCGTGCAGGCACAGGTCAGGGCAATACTGTTGATAAATTGACTTCCCAAATTTTGGGGCAGGGCATAACAGATAAGTGGACGGGTCAGGCTTTTGGATCTGCCGCTGCAACTGCTGAGGACATAGCGAAAAGATTGGACAGTATTGGCATTACCGACATCAATCAGTTCGGCAAAGTGGACGCCTATCAAAATGTTTATGAGATGGGCAAAACTTACAATGGTCAACGTGTTGGCAAAATCGACCCAAATGAAGATGGCAACCTCATTGATGCGACTTATGACCCCGACAGAGGCTGGATACCAGTTCCGGCTGGCGCGAAACTTGAAACCATATACGGGCAAGAACTACAAGCCGCTGGGGACGACTATGGCACGCTTACCCCCGTAAATTCTTCGGACGTCACCATTGTTGACGGCAAGCCTGTAATTAAAACTGGTCAAACCTTTGGCAACAAGGTAACTGGTGAGGCGTTGGACCCGAACTACGCTTTTGCTGGTGGGAACATTTTCAGCGGAACATTTGCTGGCAAAGGCAGAACGGGTTATGGCGTTCAGTTTGCTGATGATGGAACGCCGTACTTTTACACGGCATACGGCGGCTCAAGCAACGACCTTGCGCAGCTCATGGAAGACCCGATTATTGGCACCGTTGTGCAAGCAGCGGCTTCATATTTTGGTGGACCACTTGGAACTGCTGCACTGAACTTGGCGGCTGGCAGGGAGCCTGAGGATGTGGCAAAGGCTGCATTGACTTCATGGGTTGCCGGAGAGGTCGGCAAAATTGTATCGGGTGCGCCATCCGTGATTGATGCTGTGGGGCAAACCGGTGCAAACATTGCTGGTCGTGTTGCTGGCTCTGTGGTGACTGGCGGTGGCAAAGATGGGGCATTTCAAACGCTGCTCACGGGCGGTGTTGGCGCAGTCATGCCGGAAATTCAGTCCATGATTCCCGGCTACGAAGACTTACCCCCGTTCGGGAAAGAATTTGTCAACAACGCAATAGCATCGACACTGCGGGATGGTGATCTGAGTCAGCAGGACCTGATCAATGCTGCTGTCAGGGCTGGCACGGTTGCCGCAAGGACTTCGGCTGGCGGTACAACTGGCGGTATCACCAACCGCACTTACGACGACACCATCACTCAGGCTGGTGCTGATGCCTTCTTGAGGGCGAAAGAGGCTGGTGCTTCCGATGAAGACGCCATGGATGCTGCCAACGCCGTAACGGGTGTGCAGATCAACCCAATTGATGCTGGTGGTCCTAACCTGTCCACCACGACAACGTATGACCCACGGGCTGCTACTGTTGACACAAACTTTGGTGATCTGCAAGGCGCGATTGAAACCAATGCAATAAACGACGCCATGCGTGCTGACAGGCTAGATCTGATCAGTCAAGCACCAAGATTCAGTGACGCCTACAGCCAAGCTCGTGAGCTGCTTGGACCAAACCAGACGTTCACATGGAACGGCAAGCAGTACAGCACAGCCACTGCAGAGGAGCGTCCAGATCTATCTGCGCCAAAGGTGCAGCCAGCAACGGATCAGAGCGCCGCAGAGACTGCACGCCTGACAGCTCAGAATACCGCCTTGGTTACGGGCAACGCGCCAGACCAGAGCGCGGCAGAGACTGCTCGACTCGCCAACCTGAATGCAGGTTTGAAGTCGATGGAGAAGACCGGCTTCCTTGGTCAAATTTACAAAGACCTGAACGAGCAATTCAGGCTTCAAGGCGTTGCTGCAAACGAGTACCTGAAGAACAATCCCAACAGCCCAATTACTCAGAGCGTCAGCTCGGCATTTGAGGCTGCTGGTGAGCTTCAAAAGAACTTGGGCGGCATACCCTTGGCTTTTGACAACAAGCCTCTTGCTGACATTATTATCAGTGGCGGCAGTAAGTTGCAAGCACTGGGTCAGTCGCTTGGAGATGGTCCGCAGGACACCAAAAATTGGAACGATACCGTTGATCTGATTAGCAAAGCCAAAGGAACAGAGAAGCTGGCTGTTCTGGCTGGTCGCATCATGGACGGGACAAGCGGGCTTGCAAGGCAAATTGGCGTTGAGCTTCGCCAAGAAATCCCGGCTCTCTTTTTGGGTGGCGGCTTGTTGAGACCAACCATGATTGCCAGTGGTTTGATTGATGTTGCCGACACGGGTGGCGCTGCTGTTATTGAGGCATACGATGACGTTGTCAAAAAAGGCGGAACCCATGCCGAAGGTTTGTCTGCTGGACGTAAAGCTGGCGCTGCCGCCGCTGCAACTGAAGCCGTCATTCAAGCAACGATGGGCAAGCTCGGTGATTTTGCCGCTGGTAAGCTCGACAACGTCTTGTCAAAGGGAACCACAAAAATAGGCTCTGAGGGCGTTGTTGGTGGAACTCAAGAGGCGGGTTCATCTGCTGCTGTGGATCTTGCTTTGGGCAACGCTATCGACGTCAACAAGGCTATCACGCAGGGCGTTTTGGGGACTGCCGTAAGCAAGGGTGCGGCAACCGCAACCTCTGGCATCGACGCCGCGCAGACCGATTCAATCAACAACATCATCTCAACCGCTGTTGCTTCCAACAATCCAGAGACCGTCAACTCGGTCATCACAAACTCTGTGCAGACATCGCTGAACAGCGGCGCTTCTGTTGAGGTTGCCGTTGGAAATACTGTTGGTGCAGCGATCACCAATGGCGCGGACGCTGCCGTGTCAATTGATAACGTGGTGACCACTGCGATTGAAAACGGTGCTGACACATCTCAGGTGGTTGCATCAACAATCACTTCTGCGGTTAATGCAGGATCTGAAGCGGCTGTTGCTGTTGATTCTTCAATAACCGCTGCATTAAATGCCGGTGGAGATCCAGCCGTAGTTATTGACTCTGCCGTAACTGCTGCTGTAAATGCTGGCGCAAGTGTAGACACAACACTGGCCTCCGCCGTGTCTTCTGCTGTTAACGCTGGTGCTGACGTCAACACGGTGGTTCAGGCGGCAACGGATGCAGCGGTCAGCACTGGCAACGATGTGACGGTTACATCAGACGCTAATACGGTCACGATCAACAATGCCACGACCAACACTGACACCACCGTTGATGCAGCCACTGGCGTCACCACTACGGTGGACAACGCCAACAACGTGACCACGGTGGTGGATGGCAACACCACAACTGTTGTTGACGCGAACACCAATACCACGTCACAGACTACCGTTGACACCGCCAATAACACCCAGACAACAGTTGTTGCTGACGCCGCCACAAACACAAACACCGAGACGGTTGTTGACACCAAGACCAACACCACTACCTCGACTACTGTTGACACCAACAACAATACAACCACTCAAACCACAATCAATCAAGACACACAGACAACTGTCTTGACTGACACCAACAACAATACACAGACAACAGTGAAGTTGAATGTCAACACGGGTGATGTGATTGAAGTCAAAGAGGCAGAGATTCCTCCAGACTGGAAGCAGCCTGTTGTTGAGACTCCCGTTGTTCCACAATCGGTTACGCCTCCAACAGTTGTGTCTCCAGAGGCCACTCCTCCAGCGACCGTTGTCAATCAAGTTGCAGCAGCTCCAAAACTTGCACCTAAACTCACGGAAGAATCAAGAGTTGGTGCTAATGGGGTTGGTTTGCCTGTTGGTATGGACTTAAAACCAGCCTCCCTGCGCTCACGCGAGACGCAAAAGGCCATCGACCCACTTGCTCGGGTAAAAGAGATACAAGCTGAATTTGAAAGAGACGCCATGATCCAAAACGTAGACCCCCGCCTGATGCAAATCTTGCAGCAGCGTTCAGACCCTCAACAGCAGTCACAACAGTTCGACAAAGACATCGGTGCGCTGGCAAGACTCTTGGGCGGCGAACCCGAAGCCCCGAACACCAGCAACTACTACTCCTACGGTTCCGAGGACAGCATCGACGACATCCTTGGGGGCAGGGCAGCAAACTACAAGGAGGGCGGCTACGTGGAGCCCCTGAAGGCTTCTGGCGGTTCTATGGCGCTTCCTCTGCTGGCAAAGTCCGGTGGCGCTCTGGGTCATTACCAAGGACGTGAGAATTTCAAAGAAGGCAAGCACGTTGCTGGTAAGGGTGACGGACAGTCGGACGACATCCCAGCATGGCTGGCTGACGGGGAGTTTGTCTTCCCTGCCGACGTGGTTTCTGCCCTTGGTAACGGCTCCACAAAGGCTGGAACCGACAAGTTGTACGAGATGATGCACGGCATCCGTGACCGCGCCAGATCTAAGGGTCCGAAGGATCTTCCCCCTCCCGCTTTGAAATCCCCGCTGGATTACTTAAAATCTAGCAAAAGGAGCACCTCATGAGCTTATTTGACGCGCCAGATCCACGGAAAGTGGAGTTAAAGGGTAGCACCACTCAAACCGCCCCGCAGTACCTGACGGACTACCTGTCTTCACTGGCCCAGACTGGTCAACAGCAGTTGGGTGCAGCCAGCATTGCTCCACTGAATCAAAACCTTCAGGATCTGTACGGTGGGGCTCGGGACACTTTGGAGCGCTACCAAACCCCCATGGACGAGTCCTTGTCGACTCTGCAAGGCGCTGCAAAAGGCGTATCTGCTCAGGACATCTCTCAGTTCTACAACCCGTATGAGCAAGACGTGGTTAATGAGATGGGTCGTCAGAGCGCCCTAAACGTCCAGCAAAGCATGCTTCCCGCTTTGCGTGCTGCATTCGCTGGTCAGGGTGGCTTCGGGAGCCAAAGGTACGCCGGGGCAATGGGGCAGGCCATGGGCAACGTGCAGTCGGACCTGTTCGGCAATCAAGCCAAGCTGCGCTCCGAGGGCTACAAGACCGCCTTGGATGCTGCCTTGCGTGATCGCGGCTATGACATTCAAGCGGGTCAGAGTCTTTATGGCTTGGGTCAAGCCGAGTCTCAAGCTGGGACTCAAGGACTCAAGACCTTGGGCGACATCGGCGCTCAGGAGTTGGGCTACGAACAGTCGAAAATTGAGGCTCCACTGACTCGTGCTCAGAACGTGGCTCAGATCATGCGTGGATACACGTACCCCATGACCACGGCAGAGACCAAAGAAGCCCTTCCCGGGGCATTTGCACCTTCTCCGTTGCAACAGATTGCTGGCTTGGGTACGCTGGTTGGTGCTGTTGGGAAAGGCAGCTCAGGAAGCGACATATCGAAATTTTTGAGCGGACTCAACTACAGAGGATCAACCGGAGACCTCCGAGGCGGATCTACTCTTGTGACTGGCGGGGAAAATCTTGGTTATGGTGAAGCTGGATCTGCCGCAAGCGATGAATTCAACCCGTTTCCAATAATTTAAGGGGCAACCATGGCAACCAAAGCACCGCTTGGCTCCTTATACGCTGAAGGTCCAGAAGAACAAGCTCTGGTTGATGAGATCAAGGGAACATACGCAAAGTTGCGTGAATCCCTTGAGGCTCGTCAAAAACCGTTATTTGATCCAACACTGCTGGCTATGGCTCAGGGCTTTCTTGCGCCCACAAAGACCGGCTCTTTTGGTGAGGCTCTTGGCAACGTGGCCGCTCAAGTTGGTCCCGCTCAGGAGGCTCAAGAAAAACGTGCCCAAGAGATTGCCTCCATGAAGATGGAGTTGGCCCAGCGTGAGCTTGCCCAGCGTCAAGCAACCCGTGGCGAAGCCATGTTTCAACAGATGCTGCCTCGGATTGGGGGGCAATCAGGCGCTGCTACTCCCAGAGCGCCCGGTACGCCTGCTGCTCCCGGCGCTCCAGCCGCCCAGCAAATGCGTCCGGTTACGTCCGCCGACATCGCACTGCTTGCCAGTCAGCCGGGTATGGAAGGCAGGGCCAAAATCCTGAGCGACATGATCAAGTCTGATCGAGATCGCTTCAGCATTTCCATGAACGGCATCGTGTTTGACAAAGACACGCAGCAGTACCTCAACCTTGAGATTCCGGGTCAGAAGCAAGAAAGATTCACAACTCAGTTCGGCACCTATGAGATGACGCCCTACGAGTACAGCCAATACAAACAGGCTGAGGCGGCAGGACAGGGAAAACAGTGGATTGACAAATTCCGTGGGGTTGCGCCTTCTGGTGCCCCTACCAAGCCAACAGTTCGTCCGACTGTTGCGGAATCTGCCGCAGAGATTAAAGGCGCAGAGACTAGGGCTGTTGACACCACCAAGGCAGAAGTTGGTCGCACGCAAGAGATGATCGACGCTGGCAAGGATGTATCTGGTCGTTTGGCTTCGTATTCCGCCCTGCGCTCAATCGCTGCTCGTCCCGATGCCAAGGAGATCTTCGGTATCTTCAACCGTCCAGACTTCGGCAGTGCGTTGCTCAACCTCATCCAAGAGGGCGTCAAAACCCCCGGACAGACTTCTATTCAGGCTGGTGCTTTGGAAGACAGCCTGAGGAACATCGGCTTGTCGCAAGATCAGATTGACCGCTACCGCTTTGGCTTGTCCGTCATGGCGAACATCCAGCTTCAGCAAGCCAAGTTGGCTGCTGGTCAAGGCGCAATCTCCAACTTCGAGCGAGACTTGTTCGCCAGTGCCACGCTGTCACCAAAGGACAACCCCGGCACAATCTTGGCAAAACTCAGTATGCTTGAGGCTCGGGCAAACTTTGACAAACAACGTGCTGCCGCCCTTCGCAAGACCAAGATGGATGCGGATGATTTTATGGACACTCCTGAAGGTCAACGTATGTCTCAAGAGTACCTGAACCAGATCTCAAACATCGCCTCCAACATGGGCGTCAGAGCCCCTGCAAGGTCAAATCAGCGCTCTGCTACTGGCAACTACGGTCCAGCAGCCTCAAAACTTCGTGAAGAGCTTAGAGGTCAATAATGGATGAATTTTTGAACAAGTTAAGCGAAGATCAGGCGCAAGTTGCGCTTGAGATTGCACGCAAGGCCAAGCAGATGGGCATTGACCCAAAACTTGCCGTGATCTTGGCTTACCGCGAAAGCGGACTCAAGCCTGACGCCAAGGGGTCAAGTGGCGAGATCGGCACGATGCAAGTGATGCCAAAGACAGCCGAGATGATGGGGTTCTCGGTTGAAGATTTGCGAGATCCAGCCAAGAACATTGAGATCGGTCTGACCTATCTCAAGCAAGGTCTCGACAAGTTTGGTGACCCTATGCTGGCTGTTGCCGGGTACAACGCTGGGCACAATCATCCCTATTTCACAGACCCCGAAAAGAACGCTCTGCCTGCGTCCACCAAGGACTACCTGAGAGACATTAACGGCATGGGCGGCTTTGCTGAGCCCGAGGCTCAAGAGGCACCTCCCGAGCCCGTGGTGACGCCAGCTTCTGAAACCGACTTCATGGCGAACAAGGCACGCATTGCCACCGACGTTGCGGGTATTGGTGCTGGGGCTGCCCTGTCAAAGGGCTTGGATGTCGCATCAAACATCGGCAAAACGGGCGAAGCCATCCGTCAGTTACCCGGTGCCTTGTCTGCTGCAAGACCAGTTGCTGGCGGACCTGCTGGACCCGTTGGCGGACCCGTCTCTTCTGGGGCAAAGTGGCTTCAGAACTGGGGTGGAATTTCCAAGGAAGGTTTTTCTGGAGGCGTTCCAGAGGGTGCGGCTCAGTACAACAAGATGAAGCCGCAAGGTCAAATCATGCAGGGGCTGGCAAAGAAGGGCTTGATCACCCCTCAGCCTGTGCAGCCGGGGGTGTTCACGGGTGGACAGCTTTCAATCTCGGGGCAACCAAGTGTTGCACCACCACCTCCACCCCCAAGTCCGCTGTCGCAAGCTGCTGGCGCTGTAAAACAAGGCGTAGGCGCTGTTTTGCGCTCACCCATAGCCTCGGGTGCTCTTGGCGGTCTTTCGATGGCTGAGAGCGGTCAGGAGGCTCAGAAGCGCGTTCAAGCGGGTGACACCACCGGAGCCATGATTGCAGGCACTGGCGGCTTGGGTGGAGCCATGCAGATGATGCCCAGCCCACAACTCAAGACCATTGGTGCTTTGATCTCTGCCGCATCGCCTTTGACTCTTTACCTGCGGGAAAACCTGAAAAACCAAACCCCAATGCCTGACCCAACCGAGCAAGAGATGTTTGAGGCACAGAGACCCGCCTTCAGATACGCAAGACCCTAAGCAGTTGCCATGCAAGGGATTTGCCCCCAGTGATGGGGGCATTTTTTACAGGTCTCCCCGTTTCTCTTCCAGCTTGTCGCCAACGAAACGGTTGAGGCTCTTCACAAACTCAATGCACATGGCTCGTTCTGTTTGAACGATCTTGGGCATCGCTTCCATGATGAAGCCTGTAGCAATCTTCTCCAGATCCTCTGGCGAGAACTCGTGGATCTCGTCAAGGTGAACGGCAATCTTGCTCAGGAATGTTTTGACGACTTCGTCTTTGGTCAGGTATGGATTGTTCATGGTGTTTTATGCGATGCGAAGAACTTCAACGCTGTGTTCGCTGATGCTGGTGGTGTAAGAGTCCTTACCCCACTCCTTGGTGAGCAAGCTGCAAACCCCGCTACGGATGTCCTCAGAGTTGAACTTCCCGGCCGCAATCTCTTGCACGTCACCGATCTCGGCTTGCAGGTTGACTTGCGGCTTGTAAAACTTTGCGATCTCGCCGTAGGCGTACCGCAGTGGCGCTCTGGTCCTGTTCTTTGCAACCTTGACCTCAAGTTTTCCAAACTCATCGCCTTCTGGGGTGATAACTTTGAAGTCGCACCCGAGTGCTTCGATGAATTTTACGGCGCGTTGCAGTTCGCGCATTTGAATTTCTTTCACGATAACTCCTTATTGAAACCACAGCCAAGCGCCGTGGAGAATGCCAAGTGGAAAAAAGATTGCGCCTGCCAGAAGAAAGCCCCACAGGCCGTCACTGAAGCAGGTGAAGACGTGATTCAGCCATGCAGCAAAGCATGTGAGTCCGATGATCCAGCCCATGGGAATTCCTTACAGGTTGGTTTTGGCGTAGTAAAAAGTCTTGAGTGCGTCGAACATGGACCAGCCACGCCACAGTTCTTCTTGGGTCCACTCTTTGACCACGACCAGCCCCGGCTCAGTGACCGAGACAAAGACGTTTGCGCACCGTGCTTGGGGTTTGACCAAGCCCGTCCTGTAAGCCGCCAGTTGCATGACGTTCTCGTCAAAGCCTGCGACCTTTTCCAGTGTTTCCGAGGTGAACTCTTTCGTCTTGAAGTCGATCACCACGCCGTCACCCTCCAAGCTGTGCAGGTCAATTTTTCCTGCAAAGCCGTAGGGTGAGGAGGTGTGAGCGAATGACTTCTCAACAGCCCACATGAGGTTTCCGAACGTGTCGTTGACAGCCTTGTAAACAGGCTCAAGGTAGGGCAGGTCGTTGGCGTTGATCTGTCCGTCAAAGAACTGCTCGATGGCTGTGTGGACTTGCGTACCCCGTTCTGCCGCCTTGCGTGCTTGGTCCTTGGAGTCGGCTTGGATTCGTTTGATGAACGATTCCTCGCTCTCTCCGTCCGCCCGGGGAAGGGTCAGAGCAGCCAGCATCATCTGATTGATCTTCCAAGCCTCCAAACCGGGGCTTGCAGCGGCTTTCATGATGGTGGTGACCGAGGGTAGAAGCCCCATCTTTTTGGCGTCCCTGAGGGTCGTAGAGCGCTGCTCTCCGTTCTTTGCGGTGACGGTGTAGGCTGGCGTGCCGTCTTTGGCGTACCAGTGGTTCGATTCTGATGGTCTTGCTGCGATCATTTTCTTTTCCATAAAACTTTGGGGGACCCGTTGGATGACTTGGCAGCGCCAAATCCAGCGGAGATGACAAAGCCAGCACGCTGGCAACGCTTGGCTACGTGCCCCCAAGCCCTGCCGTCAGGAGGGCTGGAGAGTCCGCAAGACTCAGCAAACTGCCGAGCCTCTTCCGTGAGGAATGGAGACGATGTAATTTTTGCAAACGTAGCAAACAAGGCCACCGCCTTATCAGTCCATTCATCAATCTCACGGTCTGCACGAGCAGCCGCTGCTTTCGCTGCGGCGTGCCCCTTCTCAGATGCGCTGAAAAGATCTTGTTGCATGATCAGAAGGGCAGATCGCTGTCGTCCATGTCATCAAACCCGCTGGATGGCGCTGCGGGGGCTTGAGACGCTACACGGTTCTTCAGAGCCTTGAACTCGGGCGATGCCTCGATCTTGGCTTTCAGACCCTTGCTGAAAGTGTCAAACAACGCCCAGTCAGGCTCTGCCAAGCGGAACATCTGGAGAGCGTTAACGCCCTCTGGAAGACCAGCTTTCTTGATGATGCCGGGGACAGGTGTGATGCCTGCTACGTTTGCATAAATTTTGTTGTTCTTGCCCTCAGCGTGGATGACGTTCAACATGCACCACTGACCCAAGATGTTCTTCAGGTCAAAGCGGTTGGCTTCTGCGTCTGTCCAAGGGGTTCCTCTCCAGCCTTGCAAGTCTTTGCGCAGGTTGGCGTTCTCGGACCAGCTCAAGGTGTAGTTCTTGAACATCGCCAGCGGTTCACCTTCGTCCGTCAACAACGGAGTGCCGTCTTCCTCTTCGCTGTGGATCTCCCAGCCGACCATGACCTTGCGCAGAAACTTCTGCTGACCTTGCCACTCGGTGGCTTGCGTGCCCACGTCAACGATGCGGTAGCAACGGGCAAGATGACTCCCGGGCGGGACCATCTTGAACTCTTTATTTCCTGTGCTTTCAACAAAAAAACTCATTTGATTTCTCCAAAAATTTCGATGAACTTACTTTCCAGACTTTCTAGGGGATCGGGTAATTGCTTTCTTCGCTGGTGCTCCTTTCTTAGCCACTGTTGATACTCGCTTTGCGCTTGCGGGTCGTTTAGCCACTGTTGGTGCTGCTCTTCCAAAGAGGACATCTCCAATGGTCCGAGGGAATAGTGCCCCGAATGATGTGATGAGGTTGACGTCGATGTTTTCATTGAGGCCATCGCCTGCTCCGATCATGTAAAAGATTTCACCGAGTTCATCCTCGGCCATAACAATTCCAACAGTCCCGCGACCGTTGAACCAAATACATCTCACTGGTGTCAGCATTTCGTGCCTTTCTTCAAGCGCTCAAGGAGCTGCTCTGTTTCGTATCCAGCCATCTCGATTTTCACGTTGGCGCTCAGTGAGTGGACGACTGCAATCAACGTCATGAAGCGCGACTCGTCATCCTTAGCCGAGGCCAAGAGACCGGTCAGCAGGTAGACGCCTACGTTGCCCATCACGTTTGCAGTGAAGCTGGGGCCGTGCGAATTGACGAGAGACTCAAGCTGCTTTGCAAGGCCTTCAGAGATCCGCTCGGATGTCTTTGCCATCAGTTCAACGTCATAGTCCATCACTTCCTCGCTTTCATCATTGCGTCGGCCATGATGTAGCACCAATTTGCAATATCTTCAGGGCTGTGAAGATAATCATTGGCGTCGTCTGGACCTTGAAAAAAAATAAGCATGGCTGCTTTGGCAAACTCATCACGCATGGTCATGCCGGGGTGGTAGGCCTTGATGTTGTCGTCCTTCTCAGGCTCGATGAACGGGTAGGCTTGCATGTGTGCGTCTTTGACTTTCATTTGTTCACCACCACTGTGATAAGCGCAAACACAGCAGCAAGCAGCACTGTGTAGAGCATCATGCCGTTACGACGGATCAGGGAGGTCTTGCGTCCAAGGAGGACTGACTGGATGAACTCACCATCAGGTGTGAGTTCTTGAGGTTTTGGTTGATACGCAAGACCGATCTTGAGACCTGTCTTGGTGGTGTATGGAACGTGGCTGGCTTTCTGTTTCATGATCTGCTTTCGAGTTACACGCCACATGGCGTAGCTGCATTACATCACAACTTGAATTTCTTGTGCAAGTACCCGAGTAAAACATGGGGTCTTGTTGAATCGTCTCTTCAAGGTATACTTACCGCTATGACCCTACAAGAGTATTTTTCCGAAGAGCCCCGTGGCGCAAAAATTGAGATGGCACGACATCTTGGGATTACTGCTGAGTGGATGTCCAAGCTGATCGCCAAGAAGGTCAAGCCAAGCCCTGTGCTTGCCCGGGCGATTGAAGATGCCACCTGTCGCTTGGTGACACGCAAGGACTTGCGCCCGGACCTGTTTGGGTGATATGATTTTTTGAAACGTGGCTAGGGTAGCTCCCGAAAAGACGATTCTTCACCGTCCTGCCAATGTTTCTTCAGTGAAGTGAACCGATGAAGTAAGGTTAAAAATGCACTATTACCAGTTCAACATTGGCGACTATCAGTCGCACACAGCTCACCTTGAGCCATTGGAAGACCTCGCCTATCGGCGACTGCTCGACTGGTGCTACCTCCACGAACGCCCCCTCCCTGACGACATCGAGCAGATCTCCAAGTTGATCCGTATGCGTTCGCATAGCGACTGCATAGCGTCCGTACTGCAAGAGTTCTTCGACCGCACCCCTGATGGGTGGTGGAAAGAGCGCATCAGCAAGGAGATCGAGAAGACTGGGGAGAAGTCCCGCAAGGCCTCCGAAAGTGCAAAGGTCCGTTGGCAAAAGGAAAAGAGTGATGCGAACGCATTGCAAGCGCAATCCGAACGCAATGCTACACATAACACAGTACCCAAGACACAAGACACAAAACCCAAGACACAAACTAGCGTCGAGCCGCAAAGCGTCTCTCAGCCGGTTGTCGAAGTTCCCGTTCTTGGCAACAAGGGTTTTGGTGTCAGCCAAGAGATGGTCAATGAGTGGTCCAAGGCTTACCCAGCCGTTGACGTTGTTGCTGAGTTGCAGAAGATGCGGGTCTGGTCTTTGTCAAACCCCACCAAGCAGAAGACCTCCGCTGGCATTGCGAGGTTTGTGAATGCTTGGCTGTCCAAAGCTCAAGATCAGGCCGGGAAAGTGCCTTCTGGTGGTTTCGAGACCCAAGGCGACCGTAACGCAAAGGTCATGAGTGGCCTTACCCGTGGACTTATCGGTGGAGGCAGCAATGTCAAATTACTTGGAAACTGATTTTTGTGAGCCCGAGGAGGGTTTGGACTACATCTTTGGCTACATGAGTGCCGTTTACGGGGCCAGCTTCACCCGTCATTGGGAGCAAGTTGACCCTGAGTTGGTGCGCTCGGTCTGGCGCAAGGAGTTGGGCAAGTTCCTGACGTACAAACCTTCGCTGGAGTACGCCATTGAGCAGCTACCGATCAGTATGCCTCCATCCGCCATTGCTTTCAAGAAAGCCTGCAACGCTGGCCCTGAGATCCCTGCCAAGCCTGTGATGCGTATTGAGCGCCAGCAGACCCAGTACGAGAAGGCACGGACGGAGATGCTCAAGTCTGAGGCTCTTGCCAAGCTGGCTGAACTCAAGCGGGACATAAAAGCCAACTTAACAAGGGGCAGTGATGAACAAAATTGAATTTGGTGACTGCCGCGAAACGATGCGCAAGTGGGCTGCTGAGGGCGTCAAGGTGCAAACCTGCGTGACCAGCCCACCTTACTTTGGCTTGCGTGACTACGGTCACAAAGGTCAGATTGGACTTGAACAGACGCCCGAGCAATACATCGCTGCAATGGTCGAGGTCTTTCGCTGCGTCAAGGATGTGCTGGCTGACGATGGGACGCTGTGGTTGAACATCGGGGACAGCTATGGCAGTGGGAAGCAACTGCTTGGCATTCCTTGGAGAATGGCGCTTGCTTTGCAGGCAGACAATTGGGTGCTGCGCCAAGACATCATCTGGCACAAGCCCAACCCCATGCCCGAGTCAGTGCGTGACCGCTGCACCAAGGCGCATGAATACATCTTCCTGTTGTCGAAGTCGGGGAAATACTTTTTTGACAGCGAGGCAATCAAGGAGCAGGCAAAGACTCCCCCAGCTTTGCGCAACAAATCCGCCGAGGGTTATCACGCCGACTACCCCAAGGGCGACAGATTCTCTGAGGGAGAGAGGGTTTGGGGCGCTGATGGCAGGAAAAACAAGCGGTCCGTATGGGAGGTGGCGTTACGACCCTACAAGGGTGCTCACTTTGCCACGTTCCCGCCTGCGCTGATCGAGCCGTGCATATTGTCTGGCAGTCGTCCAAACGACATCGTTCTCGACCCGTTCATGGGAAGTGGGACAACCGCAGCCGTGGCAGTTCAACACGGACGGCAGTATCTTGGCTGCGAGTTGAATCCTGAATACGGTGCGCTTCAAGAGCAGCGCCTTCAACCGCCAGTCAAGCCGAAAAAGGTTGTCACTCCACAACGCTGCCCTAAAACCATGGACTTATTCGAGGAGTGCTATGACCTATGAAGAAGCCAAGAAAAACCTCGATGCAGTTCGTGAGGGTCGCCCCGTCTCCTCGTCCGCAGTACGACGATCCCTTTGGGTCACCGGAGACCTTAGATCACATGAAGAACTGCGAAGCCCGGGAGTGGATCTCGCGGCACAAGAAAAAGATTGGCGAGGTCGGGTCCGCAGCCGCCAGATCTTGGTGGCTGCAAGTCTGCGATGACATCGAAAAACGACGAGGCAAAGCCGCCCTCGATGACCTGCGGCAGCGTATGAACAAGGAGAAAGCAAATGTCTGAGAAAAAAGAAATGAGCCAACTGGCTCGACAGATTCTGTCCGGTGGTGGTCACGTCACCATGTTCACCCAAGCCGAGTTTGATGAGGCGCTGGCGCTGGGCAAGGCAGAGATCATGCAGGTGGCAATTGAAACCACCAAGCAAGCCATCTACATGGAGCGCCAAGCCTGTGCCGAGGTGTGCAAGCGCCTTGCGGAGCAAGAGGACGAGGGAGAGCTGTCTACAGCCCTTGTAAACGCCTCCATCGCCATCATGAACCGGATGCGGTGATGAAGATCGAACTCGACTTCCCCCCTGCCTGCCTGTTTCCCAACAGGTCCAAGGGGACTCACTGGACTGTGACGCACAAAGCCAAGACCTTGTACCGTGACAACAGCGCATGGCTGACCAAGGGACAGCTCAAGGACTGGAAGCCCACCGACCAGAGCCTTGCCCTGACTATCACCTTCATCATGCCCGACAAACGCCTGAGAGACACCGACAACTGCCTCGCTGCGGCAAAGGCTGGGCTGGATGGGATGGCTGATGCGCTGGGCATCAACGACCGCCAGTTCCAGCCTGTGACCATCTACCGCGAGTACGGAGCCAAGCCCGGGAAGATGATCGTGGAGGTCGCATGAGAAAAAAGAGCAGCTACCGGCCAAGGCCAAAGCTGATCAACCCTGTAGCTTACGTTATTGAAGGGCTCAAGCCTGTCAAGGAGCATGACAGCTACCTCATGGACCTCAAGATAAAAAACCACGGAGCCATGACGGCTCTGACAAGAGGTCAGGCTGACAAAGACCAGATCAACTTTTTGATCAACATGGCCAACGCAGCAGAAGCGCTGTGCATCATGGGGTTCAAACAAGAATATGTAGAGTTGATTCTTGATGGGTCGGACGCTTTGCTTGAGGTTGGGCGACGTGGATCAAATACGGGAAGTTTCATCTTGAAGGCGGAAGAGATGAGCGCCATCAACCTGCTGATTCAGATCAATGACGAGCAGTTGGAGTTGATCACCGTCAGAGACATGGAAAAAGCCAACGAGATTGTGAGAAAGAAATTGACCAACAAACGCATGAGAACCATGAAGGAGACAGCATGAACTATTGGCCCGGAACAGAGATAGTCAAGAGCACCCGAAACGCTTTTGACTGGCGCAGACCCAGCGAGGTAACTGCCACCAAGGAATTCAAGGCATCGGTTGCTGCCAAGCGCAACACCCAAATGCAGAAGTCCCGCAAGTTCACCGTGTACAGCAAGGCGGTCCCCAAATGAGCGAAAAACTGATTGACCCACAAGCCGCCGTTGACTACATGATTGCGCAGTCCGGCGAGTATGCGCAGGCTGAGGCTGAAAAGATCTACATGGAAGAGATGCGCAAGACCATCAAAGCCGAACAGATGCGGATTGCGGAGATAGAAGGGGACTGCAAGACCGCTGTCATGCAAGAGCGTGAGGCTTACGCCAGTGAGCGGTACAAGAACCATCTAGAAGCCCTCAAACAAGCCGTAGAGAGGCGCGAACGCCTGCGGTGGATGCTGATAGCCGCCCAAGCCCGAATCGAGGTTTGGCGATCACAAGAAACTAGCAGCCGAAACATCATGAAGGCTACGCTGTAGAATTCAACGTGGCTACCTTTAGCGGGGGAAAAGCAGATTGAACCACTGCCTGCCACACTCTTTTTGGTTCGCATGTGAGGTTCAACATGGAAATTTGGAAACCTGTCTTGGGTTTTGAAGAGTTTTATGAGGTTAGCTTTGACGGCAAAGTCAGATCTTTTGCACGCCAAAACAGCAGAAACAAAAAATGGATGGGGGGAGCGATTGTTGCCCCAATACTCGGGAGTCGAGGTTATTACGTTGTCAACTTGACTAGCCCCGGGAAAAGAAAACAAATTTTTCTGCACAAGGTTGTTCTTGAAGCCTTCAAAGGCGTGAGGCCTGATGGGTTGGAGGCCTGTCACAACGATGGCAACCGACTGAACTGCAATGTCGGCAACCTTCGGTGGGACACAAGATCTGGCAACCACCAAGATAAAAAACTGCACGGCACATGGCAAGTTGGCGAGAGGGCCAACAACGTCAAATTGACCAGCGAGGTTGTTCTCTCAATAAGAAGGCTCGGCCTGAGTCCAAAACAAGCTGTTCAGCAATATGGCTTGAGTCTGACCAATGCAAAAAGAATAATCAACAGAGAGAGTTGGAGGCATTTAAATGCAGAGTAAAAATAAACCAACCATGACGGCAGCAGAGCGTAGGCATGTTGCTCAGCTCAAGGAGATGGACTGCGTTGTGTGCGGTGCCTCTGGTCCCAGCGAGTGCCACGAGATCAATCAGGGGCAGTGGTTTACTTCAATGCCACTTTGCGCTGATTGTCACAGAGGGAGCCTTCTTGGAATCCACGGGCAAAAACGCGCATGGCTCGTTCGGAAGATGGACGAACTCAAGGCGCTGAACGTCACCATCGAGAGGCTGATGAACCAATAACCCAATATTTTGTGTGGGTATTGTTGTATCTTGAATTTTGTGTTCAAATACACCTACAGCAAAGACGCTGTGTAACTGAAAGGAACCTGATCATGAACGCAAACGACATCGCTCTGACCCAAGTTGACCAACTGGGTTTGATCTTGGCTCAAATCGCAGAGCTGGAAGCAAAGGCTGACGCTATCAAGGCCAGCATCAAAGACGCCGCCACACTCGCTGGCGCAAGCAACGTGTTTGAGGGCAACCTCTTCAAGGCTACGGTGGTCGAGGCTAACCGCAAGACTGTTGACTGGAAAGCCATCCAGAAGATCTGCAACATCCCTGAGGACGTAATCATCGACAACACCAAGATCACTGCTGTCTTCTCTGTCAAAACCACCACACGTTAAACCCACGGGGCTTCGGCCCCATCAAGGAGCAATCATGAAGATCAAAACCATCATTCACATCTACCACACCCAGTATTCTTGGGATGAAAGTGGCATCTACGAAGTTTTGTCGTTCAAAACTTCCGACACCGAGCATCGCACCTACGTGGGTGAGCAAGAGATCGAGATCAATGTGCCTGACAACTACGATCCTCGCGCACAGAAGATCGAGGCGTTGCAAAAGCATAAGCAAAAGATCATGGCTGACTACCAGAAGACCGTGACCGAGATCAACGCACGGATCTCTGAACTCCAAGCCATCGAGCACGCAGCATGAAAGCCGCAGCGCTGATCTTGTCAGGGCTGTTGCTGTCTTGCTCTGCTCAGGCGCAGTTCAGGACGGGAAACCAGCTCCTGACGGAGATGCAAGAACCCGCCAACTACAGGAGTGGGTTGGCTATGGGTTACGTCATGGGGGTCACTGACGCTGGCAACGGCGTGAACTTCTGCCCTCCGTCAAACGTAACGGCGGGGCAGATAAGCGACATGGTACGGAACAGGCTGGTTGATACCCCAGCCATCCGGCATCTCCCTGCCGACATCATCATTTATTCCATTTTGGAGCCGGTGTGGCCGTGCGCAAAGAGAAGAGGGGGTGGGGTATGAGCAATGACTTTTGGAAAGGCTACAAGCCAATCGCAGCGCCCGTTGGTGAATACACTTCTGCCAAACCGCCAGAGCCAGTTGGTTATTGGATACTTGACCCGCAAGGCGTATGGAACACGCAATTTGCAATGTATAGCAAGCCAACTGATGAACAGATCAAAAACACCGAGCAGTTGCTTGGCTGGAAATGGAAGGATGCCAAATGACCAAAGACGAAGCACCCATCAAGGGCGAGGGGATGATCTCTGACCCTGACGAATACGACTGGAAGTGCGGCTGCGCTTTGTGCGAGGTGCGGTACAAGAACTGGAAGAGCGACTACGACGTGCAGCAAGCAGCGCTGCGGAACGAAGCCCTCGACAAAAAGGCAGAGAACGCCAGAGAGTTGGGGCTGGACTATGAGCCTGACTACAAAGTTACCGTTGTTGATGACCAGCACCCCAAAGGCGTACCGCTGGAGCGGTGGGGCAGGTCAGCACCTGCGCAGGAGCCGGTGAAGTTCCTTGCCAACGGTACACGGTTCAAAACGTCCGAGTCCCCATATGGCGTGTGCATCAATAGTCTGCCGAAGGAATTGTCTGGCCGCTGGGTTGCGCTGGTCGCAGCGGAGGACGATTGCCATTTGCAACTGACCACCCCACCCGCAGCACAGCGCACATGGGTACACCTGACGGACGAGCAGATTCATGAGGCTTGCTGGGAAAGCTATATTGACCCTGTAACTGGAGAATGTTCGACTGGAGATCGTGAATGCGCAGTGCGCTGGGCTTTAGCCAAACTCAAGGAACTCAACACATGACCGACACTTTTACCGAAACAGTTTTGTGGTTCATGGAGTATGCGTGGCTTATGGTCATTGTGAGCTTGGTTCTCTTGACACTGCCAATCTGGTTTATCCCGTACACCGTGTTCAAAGTCTGGAAATACTTTAGGGGGAACACATGACCACCCAACTTATTCGTTCCTCAATGAAATTGATGGCTGACGCTGGAGTCGATATTGTTGACATGAAATGGTTTGACATGACTGGCGCAGTTGGAGATAAGCAAAGAGCCAACCTTGATCCGGTGATGACGCATAGACCACCGTTCAACAAATGTTTTGTTGCGTGGCAGGGTAAGACAAGCCACCACCCAAGCTACGAGGTTTTGATGCTGGTGGCGGGAGAAGACCCAGACGAGGGTATTTCTGTGTCCATGTGGAAAGGCCCATCTGGAACACGTTTGCGCCCCATCCCTGCAATGTTTTACTTCATTGAAGGTGACCAGATTCGATATGGTTCCGTCAACGAAGATGAACCCGTAGACAAAGAGCTTGCTGAGTTGATGTTGGCGCAACTTGGAGCGTGGTACGGGGCTATGGATAG